AGACTTGGTAGGCCAATACATGTTGCAGAGCGACAACGTAGCCGCAGACGCAATTGCTGCAGGCGCAAGCGCGTCAGGCTCAACATGGACAGTTACCGCTAACGACCCAAGCACGCTCATTGCTGCAATGTACGACGCAGCAACCGACATTTTGACCGCAACAAACTTCCTGCCCGACCACGTGTTTGTGTCGCCAGACGTTTGGAAAAAATTAGGCTCGCAGCTTGACAACGACAAGCGCCCAGTATTCCCGTACACGGGTGCTGCTGGCCTCATGGGCGTAAACGGCATTGGCGCAGCAAACATTACGGTTGCCAACACCTTTAACCCATTTGGGCTAAACCTCGTTGCAGACCGCAACTTTGCAAACGGCACACTTTTTGTGGCTCGCGGCTCAGCCTGCGAATTCTACGAACAGGTGCGCGGCTTGCTGTCAGTCGAAGTACCCGGCACATTGGGCCGCACGTTCAGCTACTACGGCTACGTTGCAACATTTATTGCCGATAGCAACATGGTTAAATACATCGTCGTTAGCTAACACAAAAGAGGGCTAAACAATGGCCGTCTACACGGTTAGTTTTAAGCAACTACTAGACGGCTACGCCGTACTACAGACATTGGTTAACAACGAAATAGAGGTTGACCGCCCAATTACTGTTGCAGGTGTAGGCGCACCGTTTAACGGCACATTTACCGTGTACGCGCTGCCTCAATACGAATACGTTGGCCTTGGCAGCGAGGGCGACCCAATGTACAACATTGACGTAGCTGTACCCAATCAGGTTATGTTTGCGGTTAACGCGGATGATGTAGACCGCACGGCAGCAACAGGCACGATTACGTTTACTGTCACTTGCACATGGATTACGGCAACACAAATTGAGGATTGGTTAGGCATAGGCACAGCTACTGCAGCCGACACCGCATTTTTAACCGTGTGCGCCTCAGCCGTTAACGCAATGGCGTTTAGGCGGCGTGTCGAGGCTGGGTACTTTGACAGCGCAACCACAAGCCCCAGCGGAGACGTAACCCTAGGAACGATTATGTGGGGCGGTGCGCTGTACCGGGCGCGAGGCTCAATAGACGTGTTTGCAAGCTTTAACGAAATGGGAACAGCGCCAACCGTAGGCCTATCACCAATGATTAAACAGCTGTTAGGTATTGACCGCCCAGCTTGTGCAGCTTCGTAATGCCTGTTGCCTTTACCGACCTGTTTAACGAGGCCCTAGACGACCTAGCAGCGTTTCTAGGCACAGTTACAGGCCTGCAAGTAGTAACAGACCCCCGTAACCTTGTGCCGCCCTGCGTCATGCTTGGCGCACCGTCATTCACAGCCTTTAACTACAACATTGTCAAGATGACATTCCCATTGCAAATTATTAGCCTTGGGCCAAGTAACTTAGACGCTATGCGCTCATTGCTAAACACCGCGTCAAAAGTGTTAACCAAAAACGTAGCCATTACAGCAGGTCGACCAACCACCCTAGAAATTGGCGGCGTAATGTTGCCCGCCTACGAGCTGACAGCCGAAATGCAAGCGCAAACCGCATGACGTACATAGTCGTTAGCCGCAGGGTCGGCACACCCGGCGACGTGTACACGCCAGCCAGCGACGCAGACGCACAACGCCTATTGGCAGGCGGTTTTATTACTATTGCCAACGAAGTATCCCCCAAACCAGCCCCCAAAGGGCGTAAAGTAAAAACCGAACCAGAGGAGTAACAACATGGCCACCAGCACTTACCTATCTAACCCAGCCAGCGTCAAAGTAGGCTCAGTCGAGCTAGGCGACCAATGCACCGCAGCCGTAATGACGGTTGCCTACGACACGCTAGAGGAAACGACTTTTGGAAGTTTGGCACGCACCTATGTAAAAGGTTTGGAAACAAACACTTGCACGCTGACGCTGTTTAATTCCTATGCAACTTCAGAAACCTACGCAACGCTGTTGGCTTTAGTCGGCACACAAGTAACCGTAGAAATTAAACCCAGCAGCGCCGCAATCAGCGCCACAAATCCAGTTCTGACCCTAACCTCAACCTTCATGCCTAACCTGCCTGTCGCAAACATGGCCTTGGGCGAGCTAAGCACTATTGACATTGAGTTCACAGGCGGCACATTCAGCCAAGACGTGACCCCATAACAAACCTAAACCAATAGACAGAAAGGCGTTATGAAAATCAAACTTGCAGTCACCCTTAAGCCGGGCGACCAACCCATTGAGGTAATTACCAACCTGTTGTGCATTACCGAATGGGAACGCACAGAAGGCCGCAAAATTAGCGACGGGCGCGGCGTAGGTATGGGCGACATGGTGGCGTGGGCGTACTTTATGTTTAAGCAATCAGGCCGCGCAATCAAAGAAACAAAGTGGCAAGAATGGCTGCAAAACAACCCAGACATGGAAATTGAGGGAGTCGACCAGACCGACCCAAACCCTACGGAAGCGGCACCTACCGCCGCCAACTAGCACACATACTTGCGGCAACCGGGTATTGGCCGCATGATGTACCCTTCGACACGCGAGATGTCACTACTGTTGTGTATGTCCTAAACAAGGCGGCCAACAAATGACCACGACAACAAACATTACCGTTTTTGGGGTCAAAGAAGCGTTAAAAGAGTTGCGAAACATTGACCCTAATTTACGCAAACAAATTAACGTTAAAGCTAAAGACATTGCCAAACCTGCAACAGACGCAATAAAGGCACAGTATCCAGCAAAGTTGTTGTCGGGTATGTCAAGTAAATGGAATAGTCGAGGCCGCCAACTATTCCCCTATGACCAGACCGCAGCGCGTAAAGGCGTAGTGGTAACTGTTGACACCGGGCGTAAAAGTAGGTCGGTAATTCGCATCGACCAAAAAAACCCTGCAGCTGCAATTATTGACATGGCAGGCAAACAAGGCGGCAAAAATCCTCAGGGTGCAGCGTTTATTGGCAACCTAACTGCATTGTTTGGGCAACCGTCGCGCGTCATGTGGCCCACTTATGACCGTCAGGCCGCACAAGTAAACCAAAAAATGTTTGACGTAGTTAAAGATTTGATGGTGACGCTAAACCGAAACTTGGTTATGTAATGGCTATTCGCATACCGATTATTTCAGATTTTGACAGTCGGGGTGTCGAGAAAGCCGTTCGCCAATTTGAGCAATTAAAAACGACAGTTGAGCGCGCACAATTTGGTTTAGCGAAGGCGGCGTTGCCTGCTGCTGCAGCTGTAGCGGCGTTAGGTGCGGCAGCCGTGTTTAGCGCTAAGGCCGCAATACAAGACGCAGCGGCACAAGACCAGTTGGCGGGGGTACTAAGGCGGTCTACTGGGGCAACTACAGAGCAGGTTGCAGCGACAGAGGAATTTATTACCAGTCTTAGCAAAGCAACGGCTACGGCTGATGATGAGCTACGCCCGGCCCTAGCAAGTTTGGCGCAAGCCACAGGCAACCTAGGCAAAGCACAACAGTTGTTAAAAGTAAGCCAAGACCTAGCGACTAGCAGCGGTGTCGACCTAGCCACAGCAAGTGACGCAGTAAGCAAGGCGTACAACGGGCAGATGAAAGGTCTAGCAACGTTAGACCCGTCGCTACGCGCTGTTATTGCGTCAGGCGCGTCATTTGAGCAGGTCATGGCCAAAGTGGCCCAAACTACGGGCGGCGCAGCTGCCAACGCAGCCAACACAACAGCCGGGCGCATGAAAAACCTACAAATTAGGTTTGGTGAACTGCAAGAGGAAATAGGCACGAAATTATTGCCTGTTGCCGAAAAACTTGTTGGCTTTTTGACAAACACTCTTAATGTAGTTGCAAACAACGTTGGGCCTGTTTTGGCGTTGGCTACGGCTATTGGCCTTGTCGCTACAGCGGTAATTGCTGCCAACATTGTTATTAAATTGCAGGCCGCTGCCCTAGTGCTAATGAAGGTTGCGGCGGTAGTGGCAACAGCGGTTAACTATGCGTTGGCTACGTCGATTACAGCGGTGCAACTAGCGACAGGCGTTGGCATTATTGTTGTGGCAGCTGCAACAGCGGCGTTGATTACATACCAGATACAACTTAACAAAGTTAAAAACGCTAACCAAAATGTGAGCGCTGCAACAGATGAAACAAACGGTTTTATTCGCACGGCTACCAAGGTTTACATTGAGCTAACAGGCAAGTGCATAGAACTGAACACGTCGCTGTCGCGCAACATAAATTTGATAGATACACAGAAACGGCGGTTAGAGGGTTTAGCCGGGTCGTTTGGCATTACAACATTTGAGACAGGCAAATTTAGCAATGCTGTAGGCGGCGGCACAGAAAAAGTAATCGTTTTTGCACAGGCCGTAAAAGACGGAATTACAGCCGCGCTTGATACGGCTAAAACGAACTTAAACAATGCGCAGGTTGCGTTTACTACGTTTGCTGACACCGTAACCCTTGGCGTAAAAGCTGGCCTTTCGTTTGCTGACGCATTTAAGTTAATCGACGATAACGGCAAGACGTTTATGCAAAACCTTAAAGACCAAGTTGAGGGCATTAAAACGTATGCAGCAAACCTACAAATTCTGTTAACGCGTGGCTTGTCGCAAGACGCACTTAAGTATGTGTTAGACGCAGGCGGCGAAGCCGGGGCAGGCATAGCCGCTGAGCTTGTTAAAGGCACAACCGACCTGATTACTGGGCCGGGTGGCATTAACGAAATGGTGGCAGCTGCCAACAGCGCTGCAGCCGCTGTAGGTATGCAGGCAGCAACTAATTGGTATCAGGCAGGCGTAAACCAAGCTGCAGCCATTGTTGACGGCATAGACGCACAACTGAAATTGTTGACACCGAAACTTATGGCACGCATGGACAAAATAGCGGCAGGTTTAGCGCGCACAGTCGACCTAACCGTACGCATTAAAGAAGTCGTAGAACGCATTATTGGCGGCGCACCCGTAACACCACAACTTGCAATTACTCCTAGCAGTATGGCTACAAGTGGTTTTGGCGGTACGCCGCTAATGCGTAACAGCAGCGACTACACAATTAACGTAAACGGCGGTTTGTCAACGAGCGCTGAAATAGGACAAGCGGTTGTCAATTCCATTAGGGCTTACAACAGGTCTGCAGGCCCAGCCAACATTCAGGTAGCAATTTAATGGCTGGCACAGCAGTAGTACAGTCAGGCAATTACGAACTTCTTATTGACACAGGTTTTTTGCAAGACGCGTTTATTTTAGATGACAGCATTGCAGGCGTATTAAATAACACAGAGTACGTTTTAGACGGCACAACGAATTTTGCTGACGTTACAGACGGTGTGCTTAACGTAAACGTTAAACGAGGTCGACGCGACCAAGGCGACCAATTTAGCGCAGGCACAATGACGTTTACCCTGAACGACACGTTGGCTGATGGTGTGTTTAATCCGTTTGATACACAAAGCCCGTTTTATGACACGGCGCTTAGTCAGCCGGGTTTAGCGCCTATGCGTGAGGTACGGCTAAGCCGTTATGACGCGCTCAACGTTGCAGAGCCGCTGTTTGTTGGGTACATAGTCAATTACAATTACACGTTTGCGTTAGGCGGCCTAAACACCGTGTCGGTGTATTGCGCTGACCAGTTTTATTTATTGGCGCAAACCGTTTTAGACGAGCTAAACGTTACGCCAGAAACGTCAGGCGAACGCATAACCACCGTGCTAGCCCTGCCCGAAGTTGACTACACAGAGCCAACAAACATTGCCACAGGCACAGTAGAGCTAGGGCATGATGCTGCATACACGGTGCCTGCAGGCACAAACGTATTGTCGTATCTGTCGCAGATTAACCAAACCGCTGAGTTTGGGCGGCTGTTTATGTCGCGAACGGGGGTATTAACCTTCCAAAATCGTGTGGGTAACACGCTTAGCGCTGCCGTAGTTGACTTCCATGATGACGGCACAAACACACCGTATGACACCGTTGGCATAACTTTTGAGGCTGACCAAGTAGTAAACCGTGCTGTGGTAACGGCCTTAGATAACAAGACGGCTACTGACAGCGACCCAGCGAGCATTGCGACCTACTTTACGCAAACAACAAGCATTACAAACAGCCTGTTGCATGTGCAAGGCGAGATAGATGACGCAGCGGCCTACCTGCTTAATGGTGAGCCTGAAGCACGGTACACAGACGTTGGCACCTATTTTGCCAGCCTGTCTACGGCTCAACGTGACGCGGTAGCCATAGTCGACATAGGCGACACAATCACCATAGAAAAAACGTTTACGGCAGGCACAGGCACTAGCCAACTAGCCCAAGAGCTGTCGGTTGAGGGTGTTGAGCATGCCATAGATTTTGCCAGCGGTCACCGGGTTACATTCTTTACAGCCCCAACAACCATTGTTTTTGAGCTTATTTTAGATGACGTTACCTATGGCATTATTGACGCTGAGAATGTCCTAGGCTGACCGTATGGGCGCTAACGCACAGACCGAAGTACCAACGTTTACCGCTGGGCAGGTATTGACAGCGGCGCAGCTCAATAACAGCGCGCGCACGGGTGTACCCGTGTTTGCGACAAGTGTTACGCGAGATGCGGCATTTGGTGGTGCAGGTGAAAAAACGTTGGCTGAAGGCCAATTGTGTTATTTAGAGGACACAAACAAAGTGCAGTACTACGACGGTGCCGCATGGGCTAACCTTGGAAGCGTGACGAACGTAGCCGCATTTACCGCGTCGGGTACTTGGACTGTGCCTGCAGGCGTAACTTATGC